TCTCGAAATAAAGCACCCAAAAGGTATAGAGGACAAGGATGATTGATTATGAACTAATAAACGAGAAGATATCAAGCGGATTAAAACTCCGCTTTGATATTGGTCTCTCTTTTAATATGCCCAACGCTAGTAAATGGTTAAGTGATGACTCAAACGTCTATGTTATTGGAATCGAACCACATCCTGGTAACTTTAAATCTTGTTGCTCGCACTTGGAGACTCACCATGCGGGGGATAGATGTTACCTTATTGAAGCTGCTATTTCTGATGTCGATAAATCCAGAGAACAAGATTTCTACGGACTTAGTGGAGATGCTGGCACTAGTTCTCTTTGTCGCCCAATTGGACGATTTGAAAACCTCGTTGACAGGGTATATTCCGTCGAAACAATTAGTTTAGCATCAATCTTAGATAATATCATCTATGAAACCATTGATGTACTTAAAACTGATACTCAAGGTAATGATTTAAGAGTGATGAAGAGTGCTGGAGAGCATTTAAAGAACGTTGATTTCATTTATGCGGAGTATGATGAGTCTGATGATTATGAAAATGCTAATACTGGCGAAGAATTAGACGCTTATTTGGAAGAAATGGGGTTTGAATGCTATGATCGCATCTATGTACCCGAAAGAAACAATAAATTAGTTGACTGTGAATACAGAAATGTAAATAGTAAGGCGGAAAACGCAGGTCCACGTTGGAATTCTAACTAAAATGGAAGCTCAAAACGATTTTTTAGACAATTTAGCTGCTGTACAGCATGAAAAACTGCTTCGTGAGATATGGGAAGATGATTTAACCCCTAGAAAAAAGAGAATTCATGACGGAGAACTGCATGAAAGAGCAGTAATTCAGAATTTAGAGGATGAAGATCCATATTCACAGGATGGAGAACTGTTTAATCCGAATAAACGTGTCTAAATAAAAGAAAATCGTAGTATAAATGCCCGTCGAACGAGTGTCACGGGCTTTTAAGGACATTTCACTGTCTTTTAAGCCTCATCCTATTACAAGAGATGTAATTCCTCTCAAAAATGAGAGAGCAATCGCTCGGTCTGTTAAAAATTTGATACTTACACACTTACAAGAGCGTCCTTTTCAACCAGATTTGGGTTCTCGTGTAAGTGGAAGTCTTTTTGAACTAATGGATGCTGGTTCTGCAGCTGTTATTACTAGTGAAATTCGTAATACTATCGATAATTTTGAACCTAGAGTAGATTTACAGAACGTAGAGGTAACTCCTTACTATGATTCTAACTCATATGACATTACTATTGTGTATACAATCATAGGAGTTGATGTTCCTGCTCAAAGATTTAATTTTGTATTAGAATCATTCAGATAAATGCCTCTTACACAGTTTACAAACCTCGATTTTGAGGATATTAAAACTCAGATTAAGGATTATCTGAGAGCAAACAGTAATTTTACTGATTTTGACTTTGAAGGATCGAATATGTCGGTCCTAATAGACACTTTAGCGTATAATTCTTACATTACTGCCTACAATAGCAACATGGTTGCTAATGAAGTCTTTATTGATAGTGCAACTTTAAGAGAAAATGTCGCTGCATTAGCAAGAAACGTCGGATATGTACCTAGAAGTAAGAAATCAGCAAAAGCACAAGTAAGTTTCTTCGTTGATACCTCAAATTATTCAACTGCACCCCTTACATTAACGTTAAAAGCAGGAATTGTAGCTGTTTCTAACACTTTTTCAAGTGAAAATTACAGTTTTGCCATAATGAATGACGTTACTGTACCAGTTGTTAACAATATTGCCGAATTTACGAACGTTGACATCTATGAAGGTTCATATTTAACGAAAACCTTCACATATAGAGAGACTGGAGACAATGTTCCGATAGAAAAGTTCATTTTACCTAATGATGGCATCGATACATCAACAATTAAGGTAACAGTATCTCCAAATAGCACTGCAACCAACTTAAAAACGGTTTATAAGCTAACTGATAACATTATTGACGTAAATAACAACTCATTAATCTTCCTTTTACAGGAAGCATCTGATGAAAAGTATGAAATTCTCTTTGGAGACGGAAAATTTGGTAAAAAACTCGAAGATTCCAATTTTATCAACGTACATTACATTTCTACGAATGGTAAAGACGCAAATGGCGTAAATTCCTTTACTTTTACTGGAAATATTCAAGATAACTCTGGAGTTACGGTAACTGAAGGAATTTCTTTATTAACAACCATTGATTCTGCAAGAAATGGTGCAGATATTGAAACTGTACAGTCAATTAAGAAATATGCACCTTTAGTTTACTCTGCTCAGAACCGTGCGGTGACTGCAGACGACTATAAAGCAATTGTTACCAAAATTTACTCTAATACTGAGTCAGTTTCGGTTTACGGAGGTGAAGATACGGAACCACCTCAATATGGAAAGGTTTTTATTAGTATAAAACCAAGAAATGGTAAATATTTGTCTTCAATCGAAAAAATTGAACTTAAGAACAAATTAAAGAGATATACAGTCGCTGGAATCCTTCCAAACATCATAGATCTTAAATATCTTTATGTTGAGATGGATAGTAGTGTATATTACAATGCTAACGCTGTAAATAGCGTAAATGCCCTTAAAACGGCGGTTGTAAGCACTCTAGATACATATTCTAGGTCAAGTGAATTAAACACCTTTGGAGCACGATTTAAGTTCTCTAAGGCACTCCGTTTAATTGATCAAACTGACACTGCAATCACTTCTAACATCACTAGAATAGCGATGAGAAGGGATTTAAGGCCTGCTTTGGCAGATTTAGCAACATATGAACTTTGTTATGGTAATGCTTTTAATGTTAATTCATTAAACGGTTATAATATTAAATCTTCTGGTTTTTCTATTAGTGGTGTAAGTGGAACTGTATATTTGTCAGATATACCCAACCCAGACAGAAAAACAGGAAGATTGGTAGTATTTAAATTATTAGCATCAAATCAAGTTGCTGTAGTTAGGAATAATGTTGGAACAATTGATTATGCTAGAGGTGAAATATTAATCAACGCATTAATAATCAATTCAACAACCATTAGTACAGATCAACCAATTATACAAATTAGCGGTACACCTAAGTCATATGACGTTATCGGATTACAGGATCTTTATTTGCAACTAGATAATAGTAACAGTCTCGTTACTATGGTTTCCGATACTATTTCCTCTGGTGCTGATATTTCTGGTTCTAACTATATTGTTAGTTCTAGTTTCCCTAATGGCAGAGATGATAGGGAATCACCCTTAGTAAGAGGAATTCCACAATATGCAACATTAACTGGAACTGAATCTTATACAGTATCGGAAGTTGATACTTCTTATGCTACGACTTATACGACATCTACATCATTTAATTCGGCACAAGTCACAGGAACACAAACTAGCGGTGGTTATTCATACTAATGATAGAAACTAGAGCTAAAACTTATTCTGTAGTCTCTAATCAGATTCCAGAAATGATACAACAGGAATCTCCTTTATTTGGAGAATTCCTAGAGCAGTACTATAAATCACAAGAATCTCAAGGAGCACCTATAGATCTTGCTGAGAATATAGATCAGTATATAAAGAATGATTCATTCCGTCAACAAGATCTTGTAACAACTACAAATCTTGATGGAGCAATTAATGCATTTACTAAAACTATTGCTGTAAATTCAACAGTAGGTTTTCCTGAGAGATATGGATATCTAAAAATTGATAATGAGATAATATCTTATACTAGTAAAGATAAAAGACAATTTTTTGGATGTGCTCGTGGATTTAGTGCAATAACATCTCTGTTTACTAGTACTGAAGATGATAAAGTTACATTTACTACTTCATCTTCTGCAGAACATTCAGATGATGCTACGGTAACTAATTTAAGTAACCTTTTTCTTATTGAGTTTTTCAAAAAGTATAAAGAACTTTATGTTCCTGGTTTAGAAGATAGAAGTTTTGTTACAGGACTAGATCAAGCTTTATTTGCAAAACAAGCAAAAGATTTATATGTAACAAAAGGAACTGATGATTCTTTTGAGATATTGTTCCGTGCTCTATATGGTTCAAAGGCATCGATTATAAAACCATTTGAACAAACAATTAAACCATCTGATGCTGATTATAGAATTACAGAAGATTTAGTTGTTGTCGCTTTATCTGGTGATCCTTCTAAATTAAGAGGGCAAACATTATACCAAGATGCTGTTGATGGTGTTCTTAACTATTCATATGGTTCAATTGCTGATGTAATTACATATAATCGTGATGGTAATAAGTATTATCAAATAAGTCTTGATGCTGGTTCTGACAAAGATATTAGTGAATCTGGTTCTATCTACGGTAAGTTTAGTGTTACACCTACTACTAGAACAGTAACAGATGAAGTTGCTAGTGTTAATACAATATATGTTGACTCTACAATAGGTTTTCCTGAGTCAGGAACATTAATTATTGGTGCTGCTGAAGTTACTTACACCAGTAGAACTACAAATCAATTTTTAGGATTATCTGGTAATAGCACTGCTATTAATAAGGATGCTCTAATAAGATTAAAATCTAGCATCTATGGATATGATGTAGATGGTAATAAGATAACTGTAAGAATAACTGGTGTAGTTACCGATTTCGTAATGCCAGGACCAAGTAAGCAAATGGTTTCTGGTGATTTAATTGACGTACAAAACCTTGGTATTTTAGAAGATACAAATAAATCTTTTACAGAATGGATTTATAATGTACCTAATATTTTCAATATAGAATCTGTTGAGGATATTGGTAACGGAAACCATAAGATTACTTGTACAGAAGTTCATCTTCTATATGTTGGTGATAAAGTAACTCTTATTAACCAATCAACTAATGCAGAAAATAGTGCTGAGGTTGTTGATATACCTTCTAATAAGATTGCGATTCTTAGTGGATTGGGATCTATAGATTTAACAAAAACATTCAAAGCTAGAAATGATTTAATTAGAGCAGAAGTACTTCCTGCTGTTAAACAACCTACTTATAAGTTCAGTGCGAACGTTTCAAATGCATATAATTTAGATGTAGTTGGTATTGTTAGTGGCGTTCCATATGCTGGCCCATATCATACTCATAATGGTAAAAAGATGGTGGGGCCAAAGCATACTGCTGCTCCACATGATTTTATTGAAGGTGAACCATCACAACAAACCTATGTAACATCTGCATCTATACCATATTATGCAAATCAGCAACTTAATGCTGATTTAAGAGGAATAGAAGTAAAAATTGCAGCAAATTTTTCAGGTGAAACTATTTCAACTGCTAGAAGACATGATTTCTTAACTGGTGATGAAGTTTATTATATTCCTGGTACTACAACAACATCTGCTTTAATTGATGGAGTTGTTTCTACTTCTACAACAACACTTTCAATATCTCCTTTATCAGAAGGTTCATATTTCGCTTACAAGGTTGACGATCAATCTTTTAAATTAGCATATTCTCGTGCAAACCTTGATGCTGGTAAATTTATTGATTTAACTGGTAACTCAGCTGGTATTACAACTCATGAATTTGCAAGTAGACTTCAAGATAAACCAATTGATTCACAAAGACTAGTAAGAAGGTTCTCCGAACCAGTATTTGATTCTTCTGGAAAAGAATTTACTACAATACCTGGAGAAAAAACAGGTATGTTTGTAAATGGTGTTGAACTTGCTAATTATAAGTCAAGAGATGCAATTTATTATGGAGAATTAGAATCAGTTAGAGTTTTGAATGGTGGAAGTGGACATGATGTTATAAATCCACCAGAATTGCTTATTGGAGACAATGCTGGTGTTGGTGCAACTGGACATGTCAATGTTAAAGGTTCTTTTGAAAGAATAGATGTAAAATATGCTGGATTTGACTACTTAGAAAAACCACAAATTACTATTTCTGGTGGTAATGGTGTAGGTGCTAAAGCAGAAGCTAAAATGAAGCAGGGAACACATTCTGCTTTTCTTGACGTAGAAGTTGGTATTAATACATCTGATAATTTAGTTGGATTTACTACATACCACCTTTTTAATGCTGGTGAGAGAGTATTCTATCGTCAGAACAAAGGTACTGCTGTTGGAACAGGAACAACCACTCTTGGAGATGGTGCAATTTACTTTGTTGGACTTTCTAGCAACACAGCGATTACATTACACTCTGATTTTGATGATTCTATTGCTGGTATTAATACAGTTGACTTATCTGATAAAGGATCAGGTACTCAAAAGTTTGAAAGTGTTGAAAAGAAAAATGTTGTTGATAAAATCTTTATAACCAATCCTGGAACTGGTTATGAGTATAAAAAGAGAACTGTTATTTCTACTGGTATCAATACTGCTAAAAATACCATTAATATCAAAGAACATGGGTATAAGAATGGTGAAGTTATAACTTATGATACAACTGGTAGTGTAATAAGTGGATTAGTAACAACAACACAATATAAAGTTCTTGTTGTTGATAATGACAATTTTAGAGTAGCAGTTGCTGGTGTTGGTGGTACTATCACCGAATCATATGATAATGGAACTTATGTAAGGTTTACTGGTGTTGGAGTTGGAACTCATATCTTCAATTATCAACCAATATCAGTTTCAATAAGTGGAGAACTTGGAATTTCTTCTTCTTTAGGTGATTATCATGCAACTATGATTCCAGTTGTAAGAGGTTCTGTAACTTCTGTTGATTTAACTCAAAATGGTAGTGGATATGGTAATTCCTCTATCGTAAGTTATGATAGAACACCAAGTATTGATTTCCTTGCTGGCTCTGGTGCTGAACTTAGACCTGTTGTACAAGATGGTAAAATTGATCAGGTTATTGTAACTAGAGGTGGAACTGGATATAATGCACCTCCAGAAATCATTACATCTGGTATTGGTACATATGCAACATTAACACCTGTCATAGAGAATGGTGTAATCACCTCTGTAACCGTTGTTAGTGGTGGTGTTGGATTTGTTACTGATAGATCTTTCTTAAGTGTAGAGACTGCTGTAGATGCTGCTGGTAGAGCACCTGTTGTTAAACCAGAAATTAAGAGATGGGAACTTGATAATGTAAAACGATATAAGTCACTTATAAAACTTGATGATGGATTCATGGAGAATAGTACTGGAACATTTGGTTCTCAGTTTACTCACTTATATGCTCCTAGAAAATTGAGAGAAATGTTACCATCTTTAAAATTGGATGGTACAAAGGATTATGGTACATATGATTTGAACTATGAAAATGCAGAAGAAGTTTCTGATAACCATTCTCCAATTTTAGGTTTTGCTTATGATGGTAACCCAATATATGGCCCATATGGTTTTGATAGAATTGATGGTGGTACTATCAGGAGAATGATTCCTGGATATGAACTTAATGCTACTAGACAACTTGGCCCTAGTGTTGGTGATTGGGAATTAGGTTCATTTACTAATGATTATACCTTTACTAATAAAGGTGATTTGGATAAGTATAATGGACGTTTTTGTAAAACTCCTGATTATCCATCAGGTACATATGCATATTTTGCGACTATTGATAGTTCTTCTCAGCAGGATGCTACATTTGATAAGTATTTTACTCCTGTATTCCCATATGCAGTTGGAGAAGCATTTAAGTCTAAACCAGATACCTTCAACTTCAGTCCAAATTCAATAACTGATAAAGTTGATCTTGAAAATGGTGGATATGTAAGAAACATTTATCCATATAAACTTTCTTTCAATGCTAGTGATTATCCTTACGTTGCACGTCCTGATAAGACGATTGATGATTTTGCTTCTATAGTCTATGCACAAACAGGAGGTGTAGAATCTGTTGTAGTTGAAAATGGTGGTTATGAATATAAAGTTAATGATAGAATTGTATTTGATGATGTCGAAACAGGTGGAATTAATGCAGCTGCTAAAGTAGATAGAATTACAGGAAAATCTTTAGTTAAAATATCTTCCTCTACTACTAAGAAAGATAATGTTACATTTGAAGTATTAAAAGATGAAGGAAGGATTCTTGCAAGAACTCCTGCACCACATGATTTTAAAGATGGTGATTATGTTAGTGTTTCTGGAATATCTTCTCAATCCATAATTAATCTTGATGGTGTTTATACCATTGGTGTTACTACTGCTACCTTTAAAGTTTCTACTGGTATTGGAAGTACTGGTAGCACAGGTATTGTCACATTTATCCCAATAAACGGTGATGTAGATGTTCTACAACCTACTGATGTTATTGGTATATCTACAGAAAAACTCTTTGTTGTTAATATTGACAAGTTTAACTCAAGAGTTAGAGTTATACGTGAATATGATGGAACAGTTGGTACAGCGTACACTGCTGGAACTATTATTGAAGAAAAACCACGTGCATTAAAAATTAACGTTGGTATAAACACTAATAAAGAAATTGAACTACAAAAAAGTACTTTCTTTGATCCTTCTGAAGTTGTTGGTTTAGGAACTACCTCTGGTGTTGGTATTAATAGTACTATATCTGTTATTGCACCTGGATTAGCATCTACTGATATTGCTATTCCAACAAGATCAATTTATCTACCAAATCATAACTTTACAACAGGAGAATCATTAACCTATTCTGCAGGTGGTGGAACTGTTGTATCAGTATCTACTGATGGAATTAATAACTTTAATCTTCCTAGTCAGGTATATTCAATTAGATTAGGGCAGAATACAATTGGTTTAACATCAATGCCTGTTGGAATGGGTTCTACAGGTGTTGTAGTTGGTGTTGCTTCTACTGCTGCAGAACAACTTTATTTCCATAGTGTTGGTACTGGAGTAACTCATTCATTAACAACTCAGGTTACTGAACTTACTGGTATTTTAGAAAAAGTTGTTGTTACTGCAACTGCAACTACTGCTCATGGACTTGGAGTTGGTGATACTGTATTTTTAGATGTATTACCTGGTATTACTAGTGCATATACTATAAAGTATAATGAATATAATAGAAAGTTCTCAGTAGGTTTCTCAACTTTCACTCAATCTGGAATTAACACATCTGCTAATTCCATAACCATTACTAATCATGGTTATAGTACTGGTGATAAAATTATATACGAATCAACTGGTGCAGCTGGTGGATTATCTGACAATACAGCATATTTTGTAATTAAGGATAGTAATGATTCTATTAAATTAGCAAGTAATTATCATAATGCAACTATTCAATATCCACTTCCTATAGGATTAACTTCTACTGCTGGTGCTGATATAGTTCATTATATCAACCCAATTAACCCACTTATTAATATAACAAGAGGGCAAAAGTTAGAACTTAATGTTGCTGATAGTTCTTTGGCTAATGTTTCTGGAGGTACTACTTATTCTGCATATGCAGTTAATTTCTTCAGAGATAAAGATTTCAAACATGAGTTTCTTACCGTAACTCCTGATCAGTTTGATGTTACTACAAGTGGTAGTGTTGGTATAAGTGGAGGAAAGATATTCTTACAAACTAATGCTAAAACTCCTGAGTTATTATATTACAACTTAACTCCTGTAAATCCAGATAGAATTACTACTGTTCAATCTGAAATTGTTGTTGATAAGACTGTTAAAAATTACAGCACTATTAAATTAGTTGATTCGTTATATGATGGTAAATTTAAGATCTCTTCTATGGGATCAACTACATTTAGTTTTAATGTACCAGATGAACCAGAATGTGCTTCTTATACTGATGTAACATCTAGATTATCTTACGAGACAACATCAGAAGGTGCTTTGGGTGGAATTGCAAATATTAAGGTAACTAATAAAGGATATGGATATAAGACTATTCCTGGAATATCTACAGTTAGTAGAAGTTATACAGGAACAGCTGCTACTACTTATGGTAATGGTTCTATTCTAAGAGTTGAAAGTGATTCAATTGGTAACGTTAAAACAACACATATTACCAATCCTGGTTATGAGTTCCCATATGATAAGACATTACGTCCAAGTGCTTCATTACCAAGTCTCTTTAAAGTAGATAGGTTTAGAACGTTAGATCATATTGGACTCAGTTCTGGTGGACATAATTATTCTATTCCACCTAAATTGATTGTTAAGGATAGGGTTAGTGGATTAATTCTTGACGAATGTGAGATTAAAACTGAAGTTAGTGGTTCAGTTGGTGTTTCTACTGTTATTATTGAAGAAAATACTAAGAGACTTCAAGATCCTAAACCAACCATAATACCAATTCATAACTCAAATGGAGTTGGTATTGAAACTGTTGGATTTACAACTACTACCGCTACTGTAGAACTTACTCTTGATACAGATTTCTCTGTTGGACAAGACTTCCCATTTGCTGTTGGTGATAAAGTTTTAGTAGAAGGTGTTGGTATTGCTACTACTGGATTTGGATATAATTCCAGTGAATACAATTATAATCTCTTTACTCTTAATTCTGTCACACCAAATTTAGGTGGTGCTAATCCTAAAGTTAGTTTCATTCTAGAAAATGATAATCCAGGTGAATTTAGTCCTGATAATTCAGCAGGACGGATAATACCTGAAAAACATTTCCCTGGTTTTATACCAGTTACTAGAAAAGGTGATTTTAACATCAAAGAAAAAATCACTCAAGAATCACTTACTGGAACCAAAACTGGTACTGTGATTGGTTGGAATAGGAATAACAATACTTTGAGAATTGCTACTAGTGATGTATTTGAAGCAGGTAAGCAGATTGAAGGTGGTTCATCTAATCAGGTTGGTTTTGTCCAATCCATAGAATCTTTTGATTCTACATTTGAAGTTGGACCTCTTGTTGAACAGAGAAAAGGATTCCATGAAGTAACTGGATTCTTAAATGATTCTAGACAAAGAATTGCTGATAATGATTACTATCAATCATTCTCATATTCTATTAAATCACCAATTCAATATTCTGATTGGAAAGATGTAGTTAGTGAAATAACTCACACTAGTGGATTTAAGAAGTTCTCTGATATGGAACTTGAATCCTTTGATGGAAGGCCTTCTACTGCAGATGAGCAAGGTGAAGGTTCTTATGGAACAGGTGGTAAAGGATTTCCTAATGCTGGTATTGGTGCTGCAGCTGCAAGTACTCCTGATACACAAGAAGTTTCAGTTACAGTTGATTTAATTTCTACTAATAGTGTTGATAAATTATTAGATTTTGACAATTCTTCAGAATTAACTGTTGAGGTTGCTGGTATAAGTACAGCGAATCAGATAACAGTTTCTAAAGAGATTGTTTTAGACAATAGAATTCTTACTGATTATGAAGAAGCAAGAACTAATAGGGTTATTTCAATTGATGATGTTGGAGATTTATTCTCCAGTAAGCCTAGAACTGATCCCTTTGAGAAGTTTGATTTTGTAAACAAAGAAACCTTCTCTGCCCACAGATACTTCTATCACGTAAAAGATACACGTTATACTGGGGAGACTCAAACTGGATTCTTCAATATTGTCCAAGATGGTACTTATGCATATATTAACCAGTATAGCATCGATAGTTCTGGTTTCTTAGGATATTTTGATTATGTGTTTAGTGGTGCGTTTGCTAATGTTAACTTCTATCCATCCAAGTATGAATTAAACAATTATGTTGTTGACTTCTGTGCTGTTGATTTTAATAGAATGACAGGTGTTGGAACTGGTGCAGTTGTAGGACTTGGTTCAACATCCATAGGAGATTTAGTCACAGTTACTGGATTTACTACTACCACTGCTATTGGAGCAGCAAGTACTATTCTTGGTATTAGTTCTACTAATTCTGCTGCTAATAAAGTACTTGTTGAAGTTGTACAAACTACTGCTGGTATTGCTACTCACCAGTTTGCAGAAGTTAGTATTGTTCATGATAGAACTGGTAATGATTCTGGTACTGGATTTATTGATTATGGTACATTCTCTAGTGGCCCAATGATTGGAACATTTGGAGTTGAAACTAATGGACCTACTAATCTGAATTTCTATCCAAATGCTGGTATTGATACCACATGTGCAGTTAAGATTATTGATTATGAATTTAATGCTAATGCCACTGGAGTAGGTTCTACTACAATGATAGAAGCAATGATGGAGTCATTCTATACTTCCATTTCTGCTTCTGCAACTCCTGGAGAGAATAAGATTTGTGGATTTACAAGTACAGAGTATGAAGGTGCTCATTTTATAATCAACGTTGAAGATACTACTAATACCAAGGCATCTATTAGAGAAATGCTTGTTTCTCAATCAAGTGACGGTATTACTGCTCAAACTTACTCTTCAGAGTATGGTGAAGTTCTATCATATGATGATGGTGATGGAATGATGGATGTTGGATTAGGGACAGTTGGTACTGGATATTCTGGTGGTGATTTCTGTGTATACTTTACTCCTAATGCAAATATAGCAACCAAGGTAAGAGTAGTTGGACAAACTGTAGAAAATCAAATATCTGGTGGTATTTCAACTATTGGAATAGGAACTGGTTCAGATTCTGTTGGACAATTCCGTACTGGAGAAGGTACTTACACTGGTACTCTTTCTGTTGTTAAACGTAACTTTAATCTTACTCATAGGAACAGACCAATCTTTAGAAAGGTTTGGGATCCTGAAGTTGATACCTCAGTTGTTAGTATTGATGCAAACACCATTCAAATTGCTGATCATTTCTTAGTCAGTGGTGAGAAACTTACCTATGCTTATGATGGAGCTGGTATTGCTACATCAGGTGGTGTTATTGGAACCACTGTTTATGCTGTTAAGGTTAGTGAAGATTTAATCAGATTAGCACCTACTGCATCTGATGCTCTTGCTACTCCTCCAACAGTTCTTGGATTTACTACAGTTGGAACTGGTAATAGTCATTCTATTACATCTCATAAACAAGATACTAAGTGTTTAATTGCTCTTGACAATAATATTCAGTCACCAATTGTTTCTACTGGTGTTACGGTTGGATTGACTAGTACCATGAATGCATCACAGGTAAATGTTCGTATTACGAGCATTGCTTCAATGGTTGGTGGTGATATTATTAAAATTGATGATGAATATATGAGAGTTAAATCTACTGGTTATGGTGGAGTTGCTAATCAACTTCTAGTAGATAGGGGATGGTTGGGAAGTGATTTAGGTGTTCATACAGTATCTTCTGGAGATAATCTTGTAGTTACTAAGTATGATGGAAATTACACCATACTTGGAAATTCACTTAACTTTGTTGAACCTCCATATGGTGAAGAAGGTTATACAGGATTAACAACTCGTTCTACTTTCCAAGGAAGAACCTTTATTAGAACAGCAGAAGGAGATGATTCTGAAGCATATCAAGATAACATTATTTTTGATTCAGTATCTAAAGATTTCACAGGTATTGCTAAGACATTTACTTTAACAAGTGATACAGCAAATGTTACTGGATTCTCAACGAATAATGGTGTATTCTTGTTAAATGAGATATTCCAAGGCCCAACAGTTGATTATGATTTGAGTGAAGATACTAGTGGAATTTCTTCTATTACATTTACAGGAACTGCTTCATCTGTAACATCAGATTTGAATGTTGGTACTCTTCCTAGAGGTGGTATTCTTGTTAATGTTGGTTCTTCAGAAGGAATGGGATATCAACCATTAGTTGCTGCTGGTGGTACTGCTGTTGTTTCTGGTTTAGGTACTATTGAATCCATATCCATTGGTAACAGTGGTAGTGGTTACAGAATTGGTATTCAAACTGTATTTGTTGGTGTAGGAACTTCTGGTGCTACTAAGTATCCAAACATTACTGCTATTGGTACTGCTGTTATTGAGAATGGTTATATCGTAAGTATTGGAGTTACAAATGGTGTTGCTGCTGGATATACATTCACAAATCCACCTAAAGTCTTTATTGACGCTCCTACAGGATATGAAAATATTCCATTAGTTGCTGCTGGTGGTTCTACTACAAGTGGAGTTGATGCTACTGTTGATATCACTGTTGGTTTAGGTAATAGTGTAACTCAATTTAAGATTGGGGACACTGGACGTAACTATGCTGTCGGTGATGTATTAACTGTTCCTGCTAATACTGCAAACTTTGCTGGAATTCCAACAACTGGTACACCAGCAAACTTTAAGGATTTCCGTATCATTGTTGAATCAGTTCATGATGATAAATTTGCTGGTTGGACATTCGGACAATTAGAAGTACTTGACAATTTCAGTGAATTCTTTAATGGAGTTACTAAATCCTTTACAATCAAGAAGGCAGGAATTCCTGTTTCACTTAGATCTGCTAAGGGTTCACCAATTAGGATTCAAGATAACTTAATCATCTTTATTAATGATATCTTACAGGATCCAGGAGTTTCTTATGAGTTTAAGGGTGGTAGTGTTATTGACTTCCTTGAAGCACCTAAAGCAGGTGATACATTAAAGGTATATTACTTTAAAGGATCTGCTACAGACTCTGTATTTGTTGATATTATTGAAACTATTAAGAAAGGTGATAAGATACGTCTTCGTGATGATGCAACTAAGTCTTCAACCTTTGGATTCGATCAAACTGAACGTATTGTTAGTGGAATTCAAACTTCCGATAAATTCAGTACTGTTCAGTACTTTGGTCCTGGTATTACAACCAATACAGCACTTAAACGTGCTACTTCATGGACTAAGCAGAAAGATGATATTGTTGTTGATGGTGTCTATGTTTCCAAAGCAAGAATCATTAACCAATCTGCAATAACTCCTTCTACTAGAATTATTAGTAATGTTGGAATTGGTTCTACTACCATCTATGTTCAAAGTTTGCGTCCATTATTTGATGATAACGAAGAAGGGTTTACTGGTGCTGACTTAAATTTAAATATAGTTGATGAAAATGCACCTAAGATTGCTGCTGCAGCAACTGCTATTGTTTCTGATACTGGAACGATTAGTTTAGATTTGACAAATGCAGGTATGGGTTATACTGAAGCACCTACTGTTTCTATCAGTACATACTTCGGTGTAAGTACATTAGCAACTGCAACTGCAACTGTAAGTGCTGCAGGAACAGTTAATACTTTAACTGTAGATGAAGTTGGTGCAGGATATACTAATACTTCTACCCCATTAGTATTGATTGGACAACCAACTGGTATTGCTGATACTCTCGGTACTCCAGTAATGACTGGTGATTTTGGGTTTATATCTGGTATTGCTGTTACTTCGGTTGGAGTAGCATCTACTGGACTTATATTTGACTTATATGTAAATAACTTGTTTAGAGATGCTACCAGAGTTGGTACAGCAGTCACTATATCTACAATAACTACAGGTGATATCTTCTATGTTCATAATTCCAATACAGGAATTGGATTAACATCCTATGGAACAGGAACTGGTATTGGTACGGTTGGTATTGGTTCTACATTTATAGATAACATATATGAGGCTATGGATGTTTCATATAGTGAAAATTATGTAGTTGGAGTTGGTACAACTGGGGTTCAAAGAGTCACAGTTAGTGTATCTTCTACAGATAGTGTAACCACAGGAATTAATAGTTTCTTTGGTTCATATACCTTTGGTAAATTGAGTGGAATTACCAGAGATAGTGATCCACATGCATTCAGTATTGTTTCTGATAATGGGATTACAGGACTTTCAACTGCTCCTGTAATCAGACGAATTAAAAACGTCAAGCGTTCTTACTAAATAAAGAAAAAAAGTCTAAGTAAATGTCTGCGATTATAACAGATCAATTGAGGGTCTTGAATGCTGCTAATTTTGCTGCTGGCATCAAGACTACCACTAATAGCTATTATAGTTTTATAAATCTACCCAATGCTACTGATGTTCAGTCAGATTGGGATACTAATGTTCCTGATCCTAAGGATTCTTTTCATCAGGAAGATAGGTATTGGGATACTATGATTGCATTGAAGAAGATAGGTGCTGGTGATGTAAAGAGGGTTATAAGAAAAATTAGTTGGACATCTGGTACAACTTACGATTATTATAGAGATGACTATAGTAGAGATAATACTGCTGGACAAACTGGTGCATCAAACTTATATGGTGCAAACTATTATGTAATGAATAGTGACTATAGGGTTTATATTTGTATTGCTAATGGTTTTGATCCAGATAACTTATTAGGTAAACCGTCTCTTGATGAACCTCTTCACACAGATTTGGAACCAAAAGCTGCTGGTAC